AGTTAATAAAGAGAAAAAATGTTGTTCAGGCAGAACCAATGGTTATAGATGTGCCGATTGTGGCAATGCAGTATAACGTTTTGCGTGTTTATGTCAGGCGGGCATAGCACGAACTTAATTATTAATCGCAAGCTGTCCGCCCGCTTGCATAAACACGCTGTTAGCGGTTCGTTTTTATGGCAACAACAAAACTTAATGAATTAAAAAAGCAGTATGAATTTGTCTGCAATGAATATGTAATAAAATTCTGTAACAAACAAGAAATGGATTTTGAAGGTTGGGTTGGAGATGCAATAGGTGGGGTTGCCTGTTGTAATGACTTTTACTTCAATTTTCAAGATATTGTTTGGGATGTAAACTCTAAACAACCAAAAGGGGCAATAGTAGATTGGTATTATGAAAATTTGGAGATGCCTGAAAAATCAATCAACTATTTCAGTTACACAAAAGGTCTTAGGGTGTCGGATTTAAAATGACCGCTAACGTTTTCGGGCTTGGCGAAGTGCCGCTACTCGAAACTTGAATTTTAGCACTAACTATCCTGCGGCATTTTGCCAAACCCGTGTTATGGGATAGTTTTAAAAACCTTTTAGGGCGGGCATTTAAAAACGAAATTATGGTATCAGAACACACAAGTAAATTAATCAAAGAACAGAAGGTAGGCGAGGCGTTGATGGGAGTTAATGTATTGGTAAACATTGTAGAGGCTTATTATGATGATTATACATTTTATCAATACAATATTCGGGGGCAAAAAGGAAGTGTAATTGCCCTGCCGTTTTTCAGCTATGATAAAAAACAGGTGCAAAAATTTGAAGGGTATTTAATTTACCACGACAAAGAAAGTTATGGCTATTCAGAAGCCGAATTAAAAAAACTTGGAGTGGAAACAATAGCAAATTATTCACCATCAGGAATGGCAGGGAAATTAAGTCCGTTGCCTTATAAGCCGATTAGTGAAGATGATATTGAGGATGCCTTAGATTCTTTGATTGAAAAAAATACGAAAGTTAATTTAACAGATAATCTCAGTTTGTAATGGTGCGGTGGGAAAAGGTTTTTAAAATTTCCCATAACGGTTTGCGGCTTGGCGGTCGTTTTAATGCCGCCAAACCCGTGTTATACGCTGGCACGGTTGATTAAACGATAAACTTAAATTGAAACACGAAACAAAATTTTTATTAAAATGAGCGAGGGCAAAAAAGAAATATTATTAGGAGATTGTTTGGAACTTATGAAGCAATTGCCTGACCAAAGTGTAGATATGATACTTTGTGATTTACCATACGGAACAACCGCTTGTAAATGGGACGCAATAATACCTTTTGACAAACTATGGGAGCAATACGAAAGAGTGGCTAAACCAAATGCACCAATTGTATTGACAGCTTCACAACCTTTTACGAGTGCTTTGGTAATGAGCAAGCCTAAATGGTTTAGACACGAATGGGTTTGGCAAAAGAATAGAGGGAGTAATTTTGCTTTGCTAAAATGGCAACCATTTAAGGAACACGAAAGCGTTTTAGTTTTTAGTAAAGAAACTGCAAATTACTACCCAATAATGGAAGAAAGAAGCGAAAGTGGTAAAAACCGTTGTGCTTATACTTTTAATAACAAGGTAACAAGCGAAACTATAAATAACCAAACATTTTATAACCAAGATGGAGAACGTAGGAAACTTGATGAAAATTTACGTAACCCAAGTAGCATACAGAAATTTAATACCGAAGTGGGATTACACCCTACACAGAAGCCTGTTGCGTTATTTGAATACCTTGTGAAAACATACAGTAAAGAAAATGATTTGGTTTTAGATAATTGTGCAGGAAGCGGAACAACGGCAATTGCTTGTTTGAATACCAAAAGGCAATTTATAGTAATGGAACAAGACCCTAATTATTTTGAAAAAATAAAAAAGAGGGTGGGAGATTTTAATAAAAATTTTGAACCGCAAACTCTCTTTGGAAACGAAATGTAGTGCTTGCACATAACGTGGAAATAACCACAATATATGTTATCTTGCTGAAAAATAAAACATTATATTGAAAAAACGTGAACTTTCATACAAAATCACACAAAACATGGTCTACGTAAACAACTTAATCAGATATTCACCGGTTGATGTCATCGACAGAACCGACGAAAACACGCCATATAAAATGAAACTCTTTAAATTCGAGGTGTTCAAACGTCCTTATTTCTTTGGTCTTCTCGGTAAAAAGAGATGGGTAAGCGTAGGCGATTGGGCTACCGTAGAATTCGGGAAACAGTATTCATTCAAAGTATTGAAATATGACGGAGTTTTTTAACCAAATTACAGAGCATTGGTTTTCAAGCCTATTAATCGGACTTTTAACACTTTGCATCTTTTCATTTAGAATAACAATTAACATAAATAAGCATGAAAAATAAAATCGTAGGAATCATTTTCGTATTAATTTTGCTCATATTGAGCGCATTACCTTACTTTCTCATATCCCCAGAAGTGTGGTACACCAAAATCCTAACATTCATGATGTGTACAGTCCTATTCATTGCTATCGCTGGGGTGTTTATTTATTTGTCGGTAAGGAAGTTAAAGATATAGGTTTCGCGCATTTTCTATACACATCTAAAAAACATATATAAAAACCATGAATACAATAAGAAAAGCTAAAGTAAAAGCAACCGGTCAAACAGTAGAAGTTTACTATTTACAAAAAGGTGGCTGGTGCAATTACGCTGACTGCAAAACAGAGTACAAAGAAGAAGACTTGCAGTTTCTTGATTAAGGATTTGCATAATTGAATACACTTATGTATCTTTGTGTAGTGGTTGCCAGCACTTTGTAAGATTGCCACAACTTACATTTAGCGGGGTAATTAAGCCCCGCTTTTTTTATTTCAAACTATGTCAAAAACAGGAAGACCGACATTATTCACCCCAGAATTAGCAGAGCAGATTTGCACCGAAATAGCCACAACATCAAAAGGCCTTAAAACCATTTGCTCACAAGAAGGTATGCCAGCCGTAAGAACCGTACTTTATTGGTTATCAGAAGGTGACAAAAAAGACGGGGACGAAAAGTTTAAACTATTTTTGCACAATTACACACGCGCACGTGAATCACAGGCAGATGTTCTTGCTGACGAAATACTCGAAATTGCTGACGAAACATCAAAAGATACTATCAGTACTGAAAAAGGTGAGTATCCTGATAAAGAATGGATTAACCGTTCACGACTTCGCGTTGATGCCCGCAAATGGATAGCCTCCAAACTTAAGCCAAAGAAATACGGGGATAAGATTGACGTAACAACTGACGGAGAAAAAATCAGTCAAGGTACTTCAAAAATAACACTAAGCAACGGGACTGTAATTGACCTGTAATGAATATTGACTTAAGCCAAAACCCAAAACAAGAGGAGTTTTATAATAAGTGTGTTGAAGCCTTAAATGGATTAAACAACTACCGTAATTTAAGTTACGGAGGCGCAATCAGGGGTGGAAAGTCAATCGCTTGTTCGGCGGTGTTTTTAACAGCGGGTTCAATATTTAACAATTCAAGGTGGCACGTATTCAGATCGGATATGCCGGCACTTCAAGCCACCACAATACCTACTTTTGAAAAGATAATCGGAAATTCATCTAAATGGGGATGGAACCGGGATAAATCTAATTTCTTTGTTTACAATCGAAAAACGGATGCAAAGATATTCTTTAGGGGTGAGAACATTAAGCAAGATCCCGAACTTAACGACTTATTGGGACTTGAAACAAACGGTATTTGGTTTGAGCAAATCGAGGAACTTTCAAAGAAACTATGGGAGATAGGACAATCCCGTAACGGTTCGTGGTACATTGATCGGATGCCTAAACCGATTACATTATCCACATTTAACCCTACTCAAACATGGATTAAGGATGAGATATACGAGAAATGGCGTAAAGGAGAGCTTCACGAACCTTATTATTTTCAACACGCTTTACCCAAAGACAACTCTTACGTAACAGAGGAGCAATGGTCAGCATGGGGACGGATGGCTGAAAGGTACAAAAGACAATTTATTGAAGGGGATTGGACGGACTTCTCGGATAAGAATTCTTTGTGGGCTTTTGCTTTTGAAAGACCAAAGCATCTCGGAAAGACCGAACTAAACAGGGAGCATATTGTTTACCTATCATTTGACTTTAATAAGAACCCTATTTCCTGCGTAGTGGCACAACACTATGATAATTCGTGGAAGTTTATCGAATCGATTAAGCTTGCTAATTCAGATATTTACGCTCTATGCAACTATATTATTGTTCATTACCCTAATCTGTTCTTCATGGTGACGGGTGACGCAACTGGACAAAACACTTCCGCGCTTGTTAAGGATAACTTAAACTTTTACATGGTAATTAAAAAGATGCTGAATTTAACAGGTCAGCAATTGAAAGTACCGAGCGTTAACCCAAGCCTTGAAGAAAATCAGGTATTGTTTAACAGTATTTTGGCGAATTATCAAGTCATAATAGACCCCGACAAATGCAAATCATTAATCTATGACCTTGAAAACGTTAAGATGTTACCGGGTGGACAAATCGACAAATCAGACAGGCAGAATCCAGAAAAGCAAGCGGATATTATTGACTGCGCTCGATACTTATTTAACGTATTTATGTACGATTTCTTAAAAAAAGTTTGATTGTTCAATTTATTCACTATACATTTGTATAATTAATTTAAAACTTATGAGTACAAAATCACACGTATTACTAAATTCAGAAACAGAGATTTTTGAAGAAACAATCGAGAAATGATGCAGACAAACGGATTTGATACAGTCTCATTCGACGGAAGTGAATTAACCTTAGAAGAAATCAATAAAATACTTGCATTATAAATGAAAGCCCAAGAAGGTAACGAATACATAAAGCCTGTATTTAAGGCGAAGGATGGTACTCAGTTTTACGCTCATCATAACCCATACGAAATAAGCGCAAAGAGAGCTTTAAGCGCAGAGGAATCGTTAAGGTATGCTGAATTGTGTATCTCCAAGAAAGAACTGGCCGAACTTATCTCTGAATCAAAGAAAGCCGTTAACATCAATCAGGACTTTGTTAAAGCTTTCTCGATAATTCAGGAGATTGATTTTAGGTTAAAGTACTTCCATGAGGAGCGCTCATTGTTTGACCTTTGTTCGCTTTATTACTTCATCGAAGGTGAGGACGTAATCGAACCACACGAAACATTCAACAATAAGAAACGTAAGTTATATGAGGAAGACGAAACGGTGCGTGCTTTTTTTTTGTCCAGCGCGCAGCACCTTTTGAAACACTTTGGCGAGAAACCCGTCGACGATTTACTTACCTATTTGGAGGAAATGAAAAGCCTGTCGCAAAGGATATACAGGTTTATTCCCAAGTCATCGTGGACGAAAGGAGAAGGTACTTAAACGAACTTATTTATCGAAGTTGCGAAGGTCGGGTGGCTGACATTAAGCAATTAGAAAATAGCACTTATATGGAATTTTGCACTATCTTAGACAACTATTTGAAAAAGGTCGATGAGATAAACGCGCATCACAAAAAAATGGAACAACAATTAAAATCTAACAATAATGGAAAAGGTAAATCAAAATCAAGCAGGTAAAGTAGTTGAAATGAACGGTAAGAAACCCGAAATCAAAGGCGAAGTATTGGAGCCAAAGAAGCACTTAAGATTAAAAGTCGACCTTCAAACATGGCACTTATTCCCGTTCACCGAACCATTGCAGTTTCAAACTGACCGCGTTACCGGTAAACAAATCGGCTTCCTTTGCTTTGTGTTTCATTGGACGGTTAGAAAGTAATTAAAATACATCAAAAAAATTAGCTATTTTTGTTCAAAATAAAACAAAATGGCTGATGTATTTAAGGTAATCTTTGAGCTTGAGGCTAATGGTCAAGGTGTATTAAAAGAAATTGATGCCGTCGCTAAAAAATACGGTCAGGTTAATGCTGAGATTAAAAAGCAGGAGGATGAATTAAACAAACTCCTTAAACAAGAGCAGGACATACTTAAACTACGTGCTAAATCAACCTCACCATCAACCGCAGCACAACAAACCGAAGCACTTAAAAAGGTTCAGGCACAAATTACCGGTACTAAAAACGAGCTTACCAAGTTAGCCGCAGTCGAAAAAGAAGTAGGCAACGAAACCAAGAAGCTAAACGAAACAGTTAAAAAAGGACTGGACGGAACTAAGCAACTTGGGTTAAGGCAACAACTAAAAGCCCTTAAACTTGAATTAGCCGGAGCAACAGACCCAAAAGAAGTAGAGCGACTTGCCATTGCTGTCGGTGAACTTCAAGACAAATTCGATGATGCCGCAGAATCGGCAAGGATATTTACTGCGGGCGACAGACTTGAACAGTTCGGAATAGCCATTCAGGATGTTGGAAGTAAAGTATTAAGCCTTGACTTTTCTGGTGCTTTAGACCAATCAAGACTATTATTGAGGGTAAGCGAACAAATGACGTTTAAAGATGCTTTAAATGGAATCGCTGACCTCGGACAAACTTTATTTAATGTTGGTAAAGCGTTAATAAAGAATCCTTTATTTTTGATTGGCGCGGTTGCTACTGCTATAATTGCCAATTTTAATGACCTTAAGAAAAGCGGAGGTGCGTTAGGTGCTACGTTCAGATTCATTGATGATGTTATAACCGGTGCAAAACGCGCATTTGATGATTTAACAGATTCGATAGGAGCTACTAACAACGCCCTTGAAAGGGTGCTTAAAAATGAGGCGCGCGTTATCAGTATAGCAAACGACCTTACTCAACAAGCTTTAAATACACAAATCGCAATCCGGGCAGCGGCAGGAAGAAACACCGACAAGCTTGAGCAGGAACGATTAAAAGCCCAAGCCGATTATGCTCAATTAGAAATCAATAACATTATTAACACCAATAAGTTAAAAGGTATTGAGCAAAAGAAATTTAGCCAAGAGGATAAGGACAGGATTAAGGAATTAAGTAAAACAATAGTAGAGGCTGAAACTGCAAGAGGGGCAAGTATTGTCCGCGCATACACAGACGCTCGGAACAAAATACGCGATTTAAATAAGCAAGTAGGAACTGAGGCTGACAAGTCACGCGCTTTTGATGTTGAATTCAAACTTAAGCCATTATCTAAAGAGCAAATACAAAAGAATTTCCAGTTACAACGTAACGAGATTGCTCGTCAACGTCAAGAAGAAATAAATGCCGCTGCATTAGAGTTTGAGAATGAGGCGCGTAAAGGCGAAATAATCGCAAAGATTAAGCAGAAGTACGGACTTCAATATACCTTACTTAAAAAGCAAGAAGTAAAGGCCATTATTGACGCTCAGAAAGAAGCTGAACAAATTGAGATTAATCAATTAAAAGCGCAGCAAGAAGCAAAGGCCAGTATTATTAACGGAGCTATTGAAGCGCGTAAATCTCAGGACGAAAAATTCCTTGAGCAATACTCTGCTTCGGTTGTTGATGAATCATTGCTTGAGTCACAAAAAACACAGATTAAACTTGACATAAATCGTAAATATTACGAGGATATTATCTCAGCGGCACAGGCTCAGTTAAGCCAAGAGAAAGAATTAAGTAAAAAGAACGAAGAAAATTTAATAGCCGATATAGCAAGAAGGAAAGAAGCCAAGCTTGACACTACTGTTCAGGAAAGAGAATTGGCACAGCTTCAACTTGACAACAATACCAAGATTGCTGAAAGCGAACGAGAACTTGCCAATAAAAAAATTGAGTACCAAACAGAGGTTGCTGTAACAACTCGCGAAATTAACGAACAGATTTTACAAGAAAGCCAAAACTTTATTGACAGCCGAGAGGAACGCGAAAAAACACGACTGACATTAGCAAGAGCAAGGCAAAGTACAATTATTAAATCAGAGCTTGATTTTGAGCGAGAAAGATTACAATTATTAAAGGATGCTGGTAAAGAGTACACAGAAGAATATCGCGACCAATTAGATAAAGTGGCTTTACTTGAACGCGAACACCAAAAGCAGCAAATACTTGAATATACTTCTTACTTTGAACAAGTTGTGACAGCGGCCGTATCTGCTACTAATCAAATACTTGACGCTAAAATCAAGGAAGTAGACAAACAAACCGAACTCCAACAAAAACGAGTTGATGAGGCTAAAGCCGTTGCTGAATCCGGGAATGCTGAATTATTAGAGGAAGAAAAAAAGCGACTTGAGAACCTTAATAAAGAAAAGGAAAAATTTGTACGTCAACAACAAGCTTTGGCGACAGTCGAACTCGTGGCGAATACAGCCATTGCGGTTTCAAAAGCTGCCGCAGAAGGTGGGGTTGCTGCCGGTATCACGATTGCTGCCGCTTTATTGGCCTTAGTTGCCGGTTTAGCCTCAGCCCGTTCAATTGCCGGTCAAGCCGCTTATTACGATGGTGGTTTGTTTGAGGAAGGTTTCACCGGTCACGGTAATCCACGCGATGAATCAGGAGCCGTAGGACGTAAGCCTTACATTTACCATCGTGAGGAGTTTATCTTTAACCATAAGAACACCCGTAAGTTTAGAGATATATTTGAAGGTGTACACGAAGGGCGCATCGACTTAAGAGAATGGCAACGTAAAGCCAAAGAATACGATTCGTTTAATTTCGGACGTTCACTTAATGCCATGAATCCAATCATTAACAACAGCTTAGAAATCGACGAATTAAGAGGGCAGTTGGATAAGCTTATTAACGTGGTTCAAAATCAAAAGACATCCGTAAGTCTTGACGAACACGGCTTCTCGATGCACATCAATAAAGTGATTGACCGTTCAAACTTCATTAAGAACCTTGCCAAATGATAGCCTACATTGATAATATCGAGGTTAAGTTACCTGATGCGAGGCTTAAGAATCCTTCATTTGTTCAACGTAGGCAAGATGAAACCGGTGAGAAAGCATTTAGCTTTACCGGGGATATTGATTTTTACGGTGAAGACTATGATTATTTGTATGCTAAATTAGTTAGTGATCCGAATGCCATCAAGAATGAGGTTGTTTTAAAATTCGTTAACGATTGTTGTGGAACGCCTCAAGAATACGAATTTACTATTACACACGAATCTTTAAAATGGTGTGAGGGTGAATGTAAGTTAACGGCTGCGGCCATTGAACGTTCTTTGACTGAAAAGAAAATGACCTGTTTAAAGAACACGTTAATTTATGACGATTACGCAGGCTTTAAATCAAAGCAACATCCGAGAATCGCTTATTGTAATGAGTTGCGTCCGAATTGGATGCACGATGTAATGATACTTTTGGCACTTGCTACCGCAACATCTTTACATGTTTGGATTCCTTTGATTGCTTCTTTAGTTGGGATATTCAACCTTATTAACGTAGTAATTAACTGGATGAATTCTAATCTTGGAACAAGTTTCGGAGGCGTTACATTAAACGGCCAGACAAGTATCGGAATAGGGGACATTCAGAATTATTGGAATCTTTTATTGTCATCCATAGTAGGTTGTGGGCGCAAACATCCCTCTCCCTTAGTACGCGATTACGCAAATAACGTATGTACTAAATGCGGACTTACTTTTAAAAGCTCAATATTTACGAATCCATCAAGCGATTACTTTAATACGGTTTATTTTAACGCACCGGTAGATAAAGGAACTTTAGCCACTGATAATACAACTTATTGGCTTGATGACAACAAACCTTTAAGAAATGGTAAGCAGTTTTTCGATGAGATTAAGCTACCGTTTAACGCGGAATGGCGAATAGTTGGTAATGACCTAATACTTGAAAGACGGGATTATTTCGTACCGAAGACTCCGTTTATTGACCTTACGACAAGTACGTTAGTTCGCTCAGTTTGTTGGAGTTGGTCACGCAAAACACGCTATTCTTACGCTTCTTTCTATTATCAGAAAGACGGTATTAACTGGGTTGGTTCGGAAGCCGTAACGCGTTGGGGTGATACAGTAGAATGGAACAGCCCATATTCAGACCTCCAAAAAGGCGAGTATTTACCGCTGATTCCTTTTGCCGCTGCCCGTTTTAGAGATGACGGAATTGACAGGGATGTCTTAAGTGCTTATAAAAACTTCCCGTTAATCGGCCCGATTATTCAACAATACGACGGAGCTATGTTGATGAATTCTCACCATTGCTTTACCCCTATGTTACTGATATGGGACGGTAATTCGGTATCAAACGCAAAGGTAAGCGGATCAAATAATTATTATGCAGGGTTTCCGGGTGTTGGACTTAATCAATTCTTTAATTATCCGATGTGGTTTAACGCCAATTTCCCTAATAATCTTTATGATAGATTCTGGGCTATTGAAGACCCGCGCACTTCGTCATTTAAGGGAAAGGACTTTGAAGCCGAATTTGCTTTAACCTGTGAGCTATTGGACGCTTTGGATATTGAAGGTCAAATAATAACTTCGGAAGGAATTTCTCAGAAAATCAATCAAATTAGTATTAACTTTGCTACTAATACGGTAGTAATAACAGGAACAGTATAATGCCTTACACTTTATCCATAAGCGCGGAAAAAATTGAAACACTCGAATTACCGGGACTGGCCGTAAGCTGGACGGATTCAAGTATAGCAAATTCGGTAAATAGAATAGGTGAATTTAAGGTTTACACCGTTACAGTAGATAGCGATATTTCAATCGCTAATACTAAGATTCATATTCAACCGGCTTTATTCGCACCAAAAACTAAGCCTAATCTTACATCTGGAATACCACCTTATTATTATTTCTGTCAAACACCGGCTTCAATAACACCCGGAGCAACTATTATTTGTAGTTACAATGGTGGCGCGTTACCAAATGCCCTAACTGGTCAGATTCAATACGTATGGGTTAAGACAGTTTCAAGCACTCAGATTCAAGTCATAATTGCTTGGTATATGGGAGTTGATAAAGAAGGTTATCTTGATCCAACTCTTTATAATAACCATGATTACTTCTTAAAAAACAGAAGGTTAAATCCTACTGAACTTGACACAACAGGAAACTCGGTTTATGATAGTACCTCGATTGACATTCGCGCTTATGTGTACGTAGAGAACGCAGCGGCACCCGGATTATACGGAAACCTTGACATCAATCAACAAAGAGGGTTCAAAGGAGGGTTTTACAACAAAGGAACACACGGAGTCGCTCCTTATTTCACTACTCCTGCTTGGGTTGCAAAGATTAATTCAATTGCAGGAACTTCTTTCTCTACGGCCTTAGATACGGATATTGAATTTTCATGCGTTTGTCCTTCTGCTTTAAACACCACATTAGTAATACATTTAATCAGGACTAATTCTTATGACAATACCGTTCATTTCCAAACAAACTACGGAATGGACACTAAGTACATCGACTCACTCGAAGCCGATTCAACAAAGATTATAGGAGCGTTTACCGGGCCTACTCTGGTTTCAGGAAGTACTTATAAATGGACGTTTAAAATCGACAAAGATAATATTACAATAGGCGAAGCTTACCGAATGATTGCCATTGTAAGATATAACAATTTCCCAACCAATTACGAGGTAACAAGCTTTATAAGTGACGAATACACAGTTACTGCGGACGTTCCTTATAATGGTGGAGGCTTGACTTTTACCGGTAGAATCGGGGACATTAAAACCCAATATTCAGGAAATGAGTTAACATCTACCATTGAAGAAAGGATGTTTGCTAAGCTTACAATTGATTACGCAGCAGACGCTTGGAAGAATCACTTAGCTTCACGTTTGGGGCTTACTACAACCAACGACTTAAGAAGGTATTTAATTGGCGTTGAATTCACAATTAAAAACGTTTTTACTATTCCTACCGGTTACACGGATTATTTTGGTGAGGTTTATGACGTAAGGGTAATGTCAAAGACCGGGCCGCTAACATATGCGACAAAAACGGGGATAGATATTATTTCGGCATCTGATACAGAATTAGTGTTAAGGGCTGAATGGAGAAATCGTTATGAGGATTATTTGGCGAATTACGCTTCATTAATTAACGGGATTTATTATTTTCCGGGGTCTTCTAATCAAGACTGGGGAGGGCTTAATTTATTGGCTGAATGGAAACTTATTTTATTTTACGATGACTATGTAACCCCGTTTACTGATGAGATTATTTTCACTCAGAAATTCACGGTTAAGGATTATGTTGATCCGTCATCAGTTATGACTATATCGGCTCAAAATTCACCATTTGACACTAAAGAGTTTTGGTGTCCGGGTGAAGAAATGTGTTTACAGGGTGAGGTTATTGATATCGCAACAATTCCAAATGCTGATTCTTATTACTTAATTACCAATATTGAGGAGGAACCAGGTTCTATTACCACTATTGAAGAATCGGAACAATGGACAGCGGCATTATTAGGGTCATTAACTACGCCAAAAATTTATAACCAAGAGGATTATTTTGGAGAAACAACGGTAGACAAAGCTTTATTCTGTGTAGATGAGGAGCTTTTGGAAATAGGCAAGGATTATAAAATTTCAGTAATAGCAAAGAAACCATAATGGGAACATATCAATATAACGTACCTATAACTTATTCAGCACAGGATAACTATTCTTATACGACTAAGCGCACGTATAAAATACGCGACTGTGCTGAAACTTTAGTTTCAACCAATGAGGCTGACTTATGGTGTAATCAAAAATGTTCTCAGGATGAAAATTACTATCAGCCGTTTGTGGTAGGAGATAAGATTTATTTCCAGTTCACTAATAATAATACTGCCTATTGGAAAGTTCTTCCTAAAATTATTAATTCGATAACAGGCGCAGTAATTCCGAGCGAATCATTAATCACTACCCAAACAGGCACGGATGCCGATGATAACAATTATTTTAACGTGGTAATCGACACGACTACTATTACCGCTGAATGTTGGTATCTTAAGATATACTTATTTGAATGCGAAGTAAACGAAGGACTTTATGAGGTGTGTGTAAATTCAGCCATAGCAAACGGAGCTGCGGAAGAAGAAGCGGAACTTGAGTGTTCAATTGAATTATGCGGAGAAGGTGTTACTGAATTCATAAGTGAGCCTTTTAAGTTAGAAGAATGCAACAATACTCTTTTGATTGAAGGTGTTTATCCGAAGTTCGATTGTAACGGAAAGTATTATGATGTATTAACCGTTGGTGATACTCCTGATGTAGCTAATATTTTTAGACTTAAATTCAGAATCCCTGCCGAATTGTTTGAGCAAAATTACAGCTTTGAATCTACACTTATTAACAACGAAAAACAGTCGTCTACACAAAGAAAGGTTTATCAAATGCTTACTCAAAAACTACCTCCTTACGTAGTTGAACAGGTAGCAGCGGCCTTTAATGCAAAGGAGTTTTATATCGACGGTGAGCAATACGTACCTGGTGCAGAACTTCAAAGAAACACAGAAACTGGCCTGATGTGGATATTGAATCCACAGGTTAGTAAAATTTGTGATAACATTAATTTTAGTTGTGAATAATTTTATATATTTGTAACGCGGGATGGAACAGATGGCTAGTTCGATGGTTTCATAATCCATAGGTCGAAGGTTCGAGTCCTTCTCCCGCAACAATCACGGTGCCACCTTCCGCAAGGTGTTTTGAGGTTAAAGCCCACCATAAAGAGGTAAACAATAATCTTAAAAAACTTGTAAAAATGGAATTATGTAATCCAAATTGCGGCACCGAGATTCCTATCAATGATTGGAGCAAAGGTTGCGACATCACAACTCGTAAGGGTGGAATCCCTCACATCATTTTCTTAAAATGCGATCCGAATTTAGAGTATCCTTATGACCCGGCAGAGGGTGAAACTGACCCAATGACTAACCTTGAGAACGTTAAGTATTTAATTTGTCAAGGCTTACTTCATGTGTCGCCGAACTTACTTGGTCAAAAACCAAAGGGAAGCTTCACAAAGCGTCGTTTAACTTCATGTGGGCCGGAGATGACCATCTCAGGAACTCAAACAGTAACTTTCCAAGATTTCAACGCTGACCCTGATTTAACTGACTTTGCTTGGTGGAATGCCATCGTAGCGAATAAGCGTTATATGTCCGTCGGTTGGGTTACTTGCGATGAGTTAGTGTATAAAACGGATGCTGAATTCGACATCGAAATCGGTGACGTAATTGAAGACACTAAAGATGGAATGTCTTATAAGGATGGTGTTATCACTATCTCTGAAAAAGAATTAATAACTCCTGTGTCAATTCCGGGTATCATCGATTTATTCAACTCTTACTTAGTAACCGAAAACTGTTATTCGTAGTAGAGGAGTCATATTAGTAGCTTTGGGTTATGAGCTGTATGGAGAGTGCGCTTTAAACTTAGCAATGAGTCTTAAAGCGTACGCCCCGACGCTCAATATTACCCTTATCCACGATGACTGCATAAAGAAATTCACAGAGCTTGAGCTTTCGTTTTTTGACGTACTTAAACAGGTTAATCCGAGCGATTATTTAATAAATGGCAAACCACAATATCAGCGACTTAAACTATGCGTTGATATGTACACCGACTATGAAAAAACCCTTTACATCGACGTAGATACAATGTGGTTTCCTGAGAAATCAATCGAATCATTGTTGGATGCGCTTGATGTGAGGAATTTTCATATCGGTTACAATGGGTCATATAACCCGGTAACGAAACGTAAATCGAATTTGAATTATACGTTTTGGGGAGTTCCTGAAAGGATATCAGAATACTTTAAACTTAAGAACGAGTTACCTCAGACTATAAGCGGAGTATTTTACTTTGATAGTTCTATGAAGGAAATGTTTAAGATTGCGCGGGAAGTTTACGACGACCAGAAAGCCCCTCATATAAGATGGGCGAATGGTAAACCTGATGAGTACTGTTTCAACGTTGCTTTATCAAAGATAGGATATACCCAAGATGACGCTCACTTTGTTTACTTTGACAAAATAAATGGCGACTTACCGAATGACAGAATTTACTCTCATTTTTGGGGAATCGCTGCGGGTGGTAACAGATTAAAGCCTCAGATTAAAAAAATGTACAACGACTTAGTTGATTTGTACGCTGATTTTTACGGGCAAAAGAAGTACTACCATATTGATAAAAAGAATGTAATTCCTGAACGAGTATCAAATGTTTGAAACATTAGAAGAATATATAAAGGCGTTTTTAAAGATGCCGGAAATGCCCCTAAAATCAGAATGGGAGCGCATTTTTAACGAGATGGCAGTTCATACTCGTAAACGTCTGCCAAAGGAATTATTACTTGCTCGTCGTCCAAATGAGGACAAAGAAATCTTTGAACACCGAATTAAAAACTATGAGCCGATTACTTACGGTTCAATGAACAAATGTCTTGACGATGTTTTCCGTGTAGTGAACTCGGTTAACTATTCGATTAAGGCAAAAGACGAAACGCTTAATTATATTAAGGAGAACAATATCCAGTTTGACGGTGAGGAATTAACCCTTGAGATGTTCATTCAAAAGAACTATTTAAAGGCAATGATTGAAGACCCAAACGGGTACTTGGTATGGATTCCAACCGGTGAAGGTGTAGAGGACTCAGGTTCTAAAGTAAGGCCACAGCCTTTTATTGTTAACAGTTCTCGTATTCATTACGTTGATAAAAACCTAATTTCATTTTTATCTGATGAAAGAAGCGAAGTAAATAACGCAAATCAGAAAGAAAAAACGGGATTAGTCTATTATATTTTTACACAAAATTCTTATTATAAGTTATCTCAGTTTGGTGAAAAGACTAAGTTAAAATTTAAGTTAACCGAGATTTACAAACATGAACTTGGTTCAGTACCGGCCATTAAATTAGGCGGTGATAAGAACGCGTACGGGTATTACGAAAGTTACTTTTCGCCGTACCTTGCTTTTGGTAATGAAGCTATCCGACAATTCTCGGATTGGCAAGCGGTTTCTACATTAAGCAATCACCCTTTAAAAGAAGTGTTTGAAGCGGAATGCGAAGTAGATTTTATTAACAAACTTTCTAACAACATTCCTGATGCTGAGCGTAAATTTGAGAAAGGCGTTAAGCAAGGTAAGTTAAAATTAAGAAACAAAACAGCTTCTCCTTATGCGGTTATTCAACGTAAAGTCGTTGCGAAAGGTCAGGAACAAATGGAGGCCGTATTGCCTTATGAATTCCCTTCCGTTAGATTTATTCAACCTAACGTTGAGAACCTTAAATATTCCGGTGAGAGCTGGGAAAAATTAATAGAACGCGCTGAACTTTCTTTAAACATTGATTTAAACGTAGGTGTTAACCAATCGGGTGTTTCTAAGGAATTCGACAAAGAGGCTCAGTATTCTATGCTGACTAAAATCGGAAACAACATTTTTGATAATGGTTTCTTGATGTCAGTTAAGATTATCGAGGCTTACATTACACCGACATCAATCGACAATACAGATGTTTCAATTATTAAGCCTACGACATTTTGGGTTAAGAATGAACAGGACATTATTAACGAGATTACCGAACTTAAAACAAAGAACGCTCCAGGATTCTTTACAGCTCAAGCCTCAATTGAACTTGCTAAAAAGAGATTTTCAGGCGACCCTGTAAGTCAAAAGATGTTCGATTTTATTGCGTGTTATGATCCGTTATTTATTTATTCACCGGCAGAGAAAACTCAATTATTAGCTTCGGGAACTGTTAAGACTGATGACGTGAGTATTTCTACTTATATGCCTACTATTTTAAATCAAATGGCCGTTCAATTAGGGGCTGCGAACTTTGCATCAATGGAACTTACCAAGATGAAGGAAATGTTTGATACAATGGTAGAGCCTTATTTGATTGAAGAAACTACGCCTTTGTTTGATAATCCCGGAAATGCTGAATGACAAACGACTTAATATTAGAGGGTGATAAAATTATAAGCCTTGCGGAGAATAAATTTATTAAGAGCGTCCGAGGCTCCGAATCTGTCATTTTAGAAGAAATCAAAAAGCTATTTGATGTGGTTGATGTAAGCGGGGGTAAACTTCGCTCCAACGAAAAGACTATTGAATTTTTAGCCTCACTTGAAAAGCGAATCTTAACGGCTTTAAAAAAGTCAGGATATAGCGAAAGTGTTTTGGGGCTTCTTAAAAACTTCGATAAAATTCAGGACAATAATATCAAACTTGCCAAATCTGTTAATGATGTTTTGGTAGGTAAGAATCAACTTAGCAGCCTTACTAAATTAGAGGTTCAGAACGCGACTGATAAGCTAATCGGTTCGGGCATAAGCAAAGACTTTATTATTCCTATTAAACAATCCCTTTATCGTAATATTACTACTGGGGCGAATGTGGATGACGCAAAAGAAACTATTGAAAACTTTTTAGTCAGCAAGGGTAAGAAAAAAAGCCATTTATTAAGGTATGCTTCTCAGGTTGCAAGGGACACTTTATCACAATATGACGGAGCTTTACAGGCGGCTATCGGAAACGAATTAGGGCTGAATGATTATCTTTACGCTGGTTCGATTATAGAGGATAGTAGAGGACAATGTGTTCATTGGGTGAATAAGAAATATTTAGTAAGAGATGAATTAATCGATGAAATCGCAACTGCTGTTAATAACGGATACTTAGGTGGTCAAAAATGTAGCGGGATGATTCCTGATACTACCATCGATACATTCGCTATTAACAGGGGCGGTTATAATTGCCGACATAGAGCTATAAGAACAAAAGCAAAAAAATAATTGACATTTACTGATACATTTGTATATTTGCAGTATGATTTATTATTTAGTCTTAAACAAAGCCCAAAACCAAAAACACGTTATTACGGAAAAGGCTTACAAAAATCTACCTAAGTCAGACAAATACGAATTAATCGGTGAGTGTGATGCTAACGGTAGAACATTTGATTACAATAACTTTTTAACCCAAACAACCAATGTCACAAAATCCATCGGACAACCTGAACAAGGAGTCGAAACAAAAAAAGAATCAGTCGGAAATCCAATCGGAAACAAAAAGCCAGTCCTCAAACCAGCTCCAAAGCCAAGAAAAAAAGACACCAGAACCGTCGACATTGACGAAGACGACGACTAGTCCAACAATGAACGAAATCAAGAAAGAGAGTATCGATAAGATATTCAAAACGGATAAAACAAAAAATATCCGTAACACTTGGGCAAGTTCTCAGCATGCGAAACTCAAAATCTAAAATATGAAACACCTCAAAAAACTACTAAAAAACTTAGGGCTTAATGATGAAGCCATTGACAAATTCGTAAAAGAAGGTTTATCGGATGACGCTGATTTCGACATCTCAAAGATGCAAGAATCTGTTTTGGCTCATTCCCGTAAAATGCTTGAGAATGACCAAGAGTTCATCAATACTATCAAAGGTCAGGAGAAAGGTCGCCAACTGGATATCGTAACTCATGCCATTAAAAAGCAGTTCGATTTATCAGCCGATGAAATTAAGGAAAAAGACATCAAAGAAATTATTGAACTTGCTAAAGCTAAAAGTATCGCTTCCTCAAGTAAGGACGTTCAGACCTTACAGAAAGAACTTACTGATGCGGTAAGTAAATTAAAGCAATACGATGAGGAGGTAATCCCGGGTATTAAAAAAGAAGTGGATTCACAACGTAAGGCCATCTTAATCGAAAATGAGTTAACCAAAAGATTAGGCTCTAAAAAGTTAAGAGTTGCATTTGAGGCCGCAATGCCATCATTAATGACTCACTTAAAAGAATCATTCGACTTGGATATTGATGACAAAAAACAGTTAGCTTTACTTCAAAAGGGCAGTACTTTGAAAGCCTTGAAAGCTGACAAAACAGGTGAGTTAACTATCGATGAAATCATGGACGCGAAATTAAAGGAGTGGAAGTTTATTGAGGAAAGCCAAGCGGATAAGAAAGATACGAAGGAAATCGTCATCACTGATAAGGGAGGCGATAACGGAGGGGCAGGATTCGCAGGAGCCGCAAAAGCTCAAGCTGCACTTCAAAAGGCAAAGGAAATGACAGAGGCCGCTACCAAGAAAGACTAAAAAAAGTTATTAACATTTATATTAGCCCGATTAACGTCGGGCTTTTTTATTTATATTTGTCGTGAGGTTTGCCAACTCCCTTAATTAGTTGATCTGAGGTTCGCCACCTTCTTAGGCACAAAAAATCAATTCTTTAATTTATTATTCTAAAAAAATGAAAAAACTATTTGCTTTTAATAAGCTTGCATTTATGCTTTTGGGCGTATTCATGTTGGCTGCTATCGGTGGCGGTATCGTAGCGAACGTATCCGGTAATCCTAATGCCTTTGTTGGTGTAACAGGCGCGTTAATGATTTTATCAATCTTAACTCCAACAGTAAAAAAAGGTGCTTTATATGTAACATTTACTCAAGGTATTTGTGAAAAAGTACAGGAATCTTTGAATTCAATTTTAGGCGTTAAAACTCCAAATGTTCTACGTACACCGGTAGGTTACTTAGATGCGTTAATTTCCCCTCAAAACACGGCAGGCGTTATGCAGGTGCCAGTTAATCCGGGTGGAAACGGAAAGAAAAGTCAAGTATTAATTAAATTCTTAAAGCGCGGTACTTCGGATGACATCATCGATGCAATTCCGGGTGACTGTGATATGGACATCGAAAAACAACCATACGAAGATACAGTTGATATTACTAACTGGATTGGTACTAAGTGGTTAGGCTTCACAGAAGACGAGATGGACAAATTATGCGAACCGAACTCTTTATTTATGGAGCAAACAATTCGCGGAGAAATCGACGCTTTATGTGTTGGTTTAAACAAGAAATTACTTGCTATACAATCTGCTAGCTTCGGTAAATTCTACGGTGGCGATAGTATCAAAACTACTGCTTTATTGCAAGGTGTTAACAAATCGCCTTTGTTCTACGGAGAAAGTGTTATTATGGAGCATTTTACTGATGTTGGATTGATTGGTCGCCCTATTATGGTAGGAGCTGGTAACTTAGCTCACTATGTACGCCAAACAAACATCGGATGCTGTAATGAAAAAGGTATCAACTTAGGTCTTGCAGGAGCGTTTGACTTCTTCCGTGACCGTTACGTTGAAACTGAAATCGGTTCAAATATTGCTATCGGTTTAGTACCGGGTTATGTTCAATTGTTGACTTGGAATAAGTACACAGGAACACGCGCTAAAGCAAACGAAAACTTCTCACACGGAACAATTACCGATCCAGTTACTGGATTAACATTCGATATGAAGTGGAAATACGATGATTGTGAAGAAAAATACGTAATGCGTTTAGGTATTTTCTACGAATTGTTCTTTATCCCAAGCAACTCGTTTGAATCTACTGATGATTTATATCAGTTTAACGGTTCGTTAAAGTTCCGTTTAGATTCTGATGAATCTTGCTACTGCTAATCATTAACCTTTTAAATAAAAAAGCCTATCAATATCGGTAGGCTTTTTTTTCAAACAATGACTTGTTTAGACGAAATACTCTGCGGTGAACGCACAATCATAGGTATCAAAGACTTTGACGCTTGTAAGAATCCCGAATCTAAACTGTTTATAAACGATTTACCGGGTATTTCTTTAAAGTCAGCATCAAGCATCGCTTCGGAGCAATACCAAAGCGGCTTTAATCTTTTGAACCATTCTATAAATATGGCGGTTCGTCATGTTTACGATGAGATGAAAGAGCAAATTAAACCTTACTTCGATATGAATTCTATTGTCGAAACTAAGGCTTTTGATGTGTTTAATGATACTGTAATTCCTGCGGCCAATCTTGACAGAGGTTTAGTAGTAAAAAGATGGCGTTCCGAAATGGCGCACATCTATATCCATGAACTCGTATTTAAAACTCAATTTTCCGGAAATATCACCATTACATTAACCGATGGATGTGATACCGAAACATACACTCATACTGTTGTGGCTAACTGTATTACCAAATTAAGGCTTGACTATAAGGCTAAGAATGAGGAGGTAAAGATTACATTTAACCAGAACGCTATCGGTGTTTATTCATGTTCGATGTACAACGACATGGGTTACAATGATTGCAGATGTGGTTCATGGTCATCTAAGGGGCTTTATGTTACCGGGTGGAACGGAACTGCTGAACAAGCAAGATGTTTCGGAATGGGAGTTGTAGCGTCTGTAAAGTGTGACTTTGAAAGTTTATTCTGTATGCTTTTGGATCAACTTTACTTTACTATTTGGTACAAAGCAGGGATTGTGTTCTTGAAAGAATTGATTAATTCAGACAGAATTAATGCCATTACATTGTTTACCAAAGAAAGAGCAAAGGTTACTTTAGAGGAATGGGAAGCGGAATATCAAAAGAAATTTGAAACAGCTATCAAGAATGCTCGAATGTTTATGATGTCCACAAAGGGCGAATGTGTAAGTTGTAACGGAACGAAATTAACCCAACAATTACCATAATATGAATCAAATTTTTAAAGGTTGCGGATGTGGCAGACCACGCGGCAACAAACCAAAGAGATAGTTATGACACCTATAAGCATAGACTTAAGCTCAGTAGCGGTGTGGATTGTTCTTGCATTAGTGGGGATAATCACATTTTTTATTATCCGATTAATTAACTCTATTGATAAAATATCGGTTGACCTAAACGACATCAAAGTATTCATGAAAGAACTTGTCGTTAAGCATGAGGCAATGGAGGAAAAGATTGACCGATTAGAACGTGAAACAGAAACAATAAAACGAAAATTAAACTTAGTATAATGGACGAAATTTTAAAACAGGATGTGCCGGTATGGTTAGGAATCTTATTGGTGCTTTTAGGGATGTTTATTTTTAACATGGTTATGGTGTTTCCGAAGGCTAAAACATTTGCTGAATTATCACTTAAAAAGTGGTGGAGTGAAACCCAAATCAGGTTTATTATTTCGTCTATGATTATTACGATTGTGTTTTATATGAGTTGGTATTATGGTACATTGACTTTTGAGCATTGTATCGAACTCGGACTCATAGGCAATATGATTGTAGACAGGATTATAAAAGCCACAAATGCCCAAAGCAAGTGACATATCCGCAAAGATTAACGCGACTATCCCTCAGATTGAGGAATTGACTGGCCGAACTGAATTGTTCGCAGCTCAAGAGGCTTTAACTGTCATTACTGAACGCGTTTTTACGGGAGCCTCAAAGGATTCAAACGGGAATAAATTGTCTGGGTATAGCGAAGGATATGCTAAGCGAAGGGAAAAAGCAGGAAGACAATCAAAGAACAAAGATTTGATATTTAACGGTAACTTGTTTAATTCGGTTAACGTAGGAACGAGTAATAACAAACCAGTTCTCGGAATCACAAACCAAAGGTCTGCGGAGATTGCCGGATATTTAGAAGAACAGGAAGAAAAAAGTATCTTTGTATTAGGCGATAAAGAACGTCAGCAAGTACAGGAAGCGGCCAAAGATTTTTTATTTGGAGAGCTTCGTAAAATAGTTAAACAATGGTCTTAGAGTTAGTACAGAAAATAGGCGATTATGTTATTACCGAAAATAGCTTTTTCGATAACTACGGAGTCAATGCGATTAAATCCGCTGACGGGCGCGTTATTAGTTTTAACGATAAGAACGAAAAGCAGTACTTGGGAATCGACGACACTAAAGGTAACTACTTTTATATACTTGTTAATCCGTTGATAGGACTTGAAGAACCAAACAGACGAATTTCATCTAACTATGTCGCTCATATTGCTACGGCTAAATGTCGCTTGGTTGCCGTATCATTTACCGGTAAGCTTGAGGGCGATTGGCTAGCTGACAGATTAATCAGAAACTTCCAAGACATTGTTTTTACAGGAAATTCTAAAGCGAAAATAAACCTCAAACAAACGAATTATAACTACGTTGATGTTTTAAAAGAGGAAGTAAGGGAACAAATAGACAGCGGCACTAATTTTACGGGTGTTTATTTGGACTTTGAATTATCTTGGACTCAAAGTACAAATTCTTGTATTGATTGTAAGAACGAACTTGCGACGGGATATGTTACAATTGTTGATCAAGACGACAACGTTATCAAGTTAGTTCCTTGCGGAGGCACTTACACGGTTGAGGCTTTACAACAAATTATTCAAACATTGACAGACCCTGCGCCTGTTACAATCATTCAAACTTTATCATAATGGCAGTAGTAGAATTAATATTTGACTTAAAAGCTCCTGCTTGGGTTACAGGAAATACAAACGTACCAAAAAATGGTGAGCCTGTTTTTTTAACTGACGGGCGTTATGCTTTTGGTGACGGAGTTACTCAGGTTCAGGCTTTGACTTTTTACGGTGGTGCAACATCTGACTTAGAATCTGTTTTAACTGCTGGTAATACCACAGGAACAAAAGATATTATCCTAAGTACAGGAACAAAACTTTATATCGGCGATTCTGCTGACCGTCACATAGAATTTGACAACGCAGGAATTGAATTACATAACTTTGATAGCTCGGCGATTGTGAGCGTTACTGATACCGGTTACTTTAAGGTTAATGCGGTTCAGTATATGCCTAACTTAACCGCATCAAGACTATTAAGTTTAAATGCAAGTCAGGAAGTTATTACAGAAACGGGAACGGGGTTTCTGACTTTAAACGCTGGGGTAATTAGTTACGATAACTCAAGCTACCAACCTTTAGACGCAGATTTAACAAGCTGGGCGGGTGTAACTCGTGCTAGTGGTTTTGATACTTTTGTTGCAACACCGTCAAGTGCTAATTTAAGAAGTTTAGTAACTGATGAAACAGGGGCAGGAGCTTTAGTGTTTGGTACTTCACCGACTTTTACAACTGATATTACAACGCCTTCAATAATTTTAAGTGGCAATATTTCTGCATCAAGCTGGACTACTAACGGGGTAAAATACAAAGATTCTGCCGTTAATTTAACTAACTCAACGTCTAGTGGAACTGTTGCAAACACATATACTAACGTTTATGGTGGAGATACGATTATATCTAGTTCTGCAACCACTTATACAAATTATTATACTTCTTTTTTTAAAAAATCTGTTAACGGTAGCGGTAGTACTATAACTAACAATTGGGCGTTAGGAACTGATGGGAATATAAATATCACAAATAGTACGGCTAACCCGTTTTTATATGTAACGGCATCGGCAAATACAATGTTTTTTGGTGGGGATAGTTCTACGTTGTATCTTGGAACTGTAAATAATAATAATTTTGAGTTTTATGTAAACAATTTAAAGGTAGCAGACTTTAAAAGAAACCAATGCCTGTTAACTCCACAAGCGGCAACTAGTGGAGCTAACCCTTCATTTAGATGGACTGTCGCTAATGATACAGGGTTGACGGCTTCAACAGAGGTTAATCACAGATTACACACATCTGGGTCTTATACTTGGAACGCTGGCAATATTACACTTCAGAGAGATTTTTCAATAACAGCTCCAACATTTACAATAAGCGGGGGAGCTTCTACCATTACTTATGGCGTTACTTTTTCGGTAGTACAACCAACAGCTGGAGCTTCTACATCCATAACAAACAGGTTAGCGGCATTGTTGCAGGGTTCTGTTAGTATAGGTAATTCGACAGCCCCAACTTTAGGCGGTGGCGATGGGGTCATATTTATTGCAAACGCAACAACAGCTCCAACAACAAACCCAACTAATGGGGGGATTTTATATGTTGAGGCTGGCGCTTTAAAGTATCGTGGTAGTTCGGGAACTGTTACAACATTAGGAGTTGCTTAATTTTTTGTATATTTACCCCATGAAACAATTAACCATATTACTTTTGCTTACTTTCGGGATGAGGGGGCAAAACTCTTTCACTGATGATAAAGCAAAACACTACTTTGCATCAATAAATATAGTTAATCTTGCCGCTTCATCTACAACTTACTTTCAATACGAAATCTGCAAAAACGTTAGATTGAGTGTTTCTTTAGCTGTTGGATTAACAGCAGGTGTTGCTGCTACTAACTTCAAAGAGGATATCTGGGATAAGCAATGGGGATTAGGACATCCATCAAAAGAGGATAAAGAATTAGGATTCGTAGGGGTTGGCGTAGGTACTGTTACTTATACTCCAGCACACCACAAATGGTTTGATAAAAAAATGTTATATTCGGGAAATTAATTTATACATTTGTATTTATGAAAGTAAACACAAAAGAAACAACCCGAAAAAGATTTATTGCAGCCGTAAGCATGGCAAAGGCAGTAAAAGAAAAATTACATCCTAAAACACGTTTAGCTCATTGGTGCGAACAATTCATCGAGGTAAACGAATCAGAAATCGAAAAGCACAATAAAAAAGCCAAAGACGCTACATCTGCATTAGAACGCGAATTGAAACGCTTTAAAATCAACCATGCCTTAGAAATTGACGGAGCCGTTCAATATACCTCAGAAGGACATTTTAAATTCTCAAAAGAGAACACTATTAAGGTTGAAGAAAAGGCTGAGGAAATCAACGAAAAGATTGAAGAAAAAGTAAGCAAACTTTTGGAAGAAAAAGTAAAAGTAAAATACTTTACAGATAAGTTAGAGCTTTCCGATAAGATTGAGCCGTTTGTAATTTCAGCATTACAAGGATTCGTTTTCTGTAACGAACACGAGTTTAAAGAACTTCCTGATGCTAAATAAATACTTCCCTCATATTGTCTGTATATCTTTACCTGAACGTCATGACAGGCGAAGATATATGGACAAACAATCTAAAGCCCTCGGCTTCTCGTTTCAGTACTTCGATGCGATTAAACCAAGTCACGGTAATCTTTATATCAGTAAAGAACGCTTGGGATGTTTACGATCACACCGAGAAGTAATCAAATTAGCACTTCAAAACGATTGGGATTCGGTTCTTATCTTAGAGGATGATTGCCAATTCAGGAACGAAACAGGGCAAATATTCATCGAGGGCATGGAAAATCTACCTGACTTTGAGCTTTTATACCTCGGAGGCACTTTATGGAAAGCCAAAACCCAGCCTATTAACAAATGGTTTAAATCCGGAACCGGGATATTAACAACCCATTCTTACGTAGTCCCTAAAAAGAACTACCAAAAATTACTTGACCTTTTTGAAGACGAATCAAAACCAGTAGATGTTTTACTTGCGGAGTTTCAGGAATCGAATAAAACGATTATCTTTACAAGAAATATCACCCGGCAAATTGAAGGGTATTCAGATATTGAAAAAAGAAACCGATTGAATAATTATATATTTGATAACTGATGTTATTTAACCCGTCCTCAAATATTTCCATCACGGCAAAAACCGCATCTGCTCCAACGGCTGACTTAAAGTTCATTTCAATCTACAATCAGATAGCTATGAACTTAGCAAACGTTAATACGGGGTCTAAAATATTTGTAGGTGATTTTGATACTACGGAGGAAACAATCGTGCCGGCGCCAGTAGACAATCAACAAATTAACGTCATGTCAATATCGATTATTAATGATAACGACGAGATTAACGATGTAACTATACTTTCAAAAGATACTGATTCAGGACTTTCAACCCCTATTTATTCAGCTAAACTTCACCCTTATGAACGTTTACAATATACCCATTCTGATGGATTTGTAGTTTATGATAGTAATGGAAACAAAAAATGCTGTAAATTCTCGTATGCGATTACGGCTCAAGATAATCCCGGAAACGTATTGACTGACTTATTCACAGCCGACGATAGGTGTGTTATTGAATCGATAATGATTAACAACACTAATGAGGCTGCTCAATGGGCTTCTATTTCTTTGGCTCCGGGTGGTGCTGCGGATGATATTTCTCAATACATACACTACGAACACGCCATTTCTTCAAAAGAAACTCACGAACATTGCTGTAAGTTGTTTTTGAATAAAGACGATGTTATTAGGATTAAAGGAGAGTCTTCGGATGTTATATTTATGATTAATGGATATTACTAATGGAATGCTGTAAAACATATTTGGGTGAATTTCCTCATAATGAGGACATCGACACGGGGTTAACACTTGACGAATCAGGCGAACATACCGTTACATTAGAAACCATCAACGAAACTAAGTTAATTCTTAAGGTTACGCCAGCGGATGATGCTACTACTTTTGTGATTCCGAAAGGCTCACTTAATGAGAATCTTTTGTATTGGATGAAAATTAAAAAACCTTCTGGGGATTATTTTGTTACTGATGACTGTGAAAACTACACATTAAAAACATTTATTGCGGTTGATCTAAACTGCGGTAATCTTTGCGAATAATATGGATGTATTCTTTTATGTTGATTTAATTGTCAAGCTTGTTTTAAGCTCATTAGGAGGGTTTGTATTGGCTTATGGAAGCTATTTTTTAGACTTCTGCTTTTGGAAAGGTAATATCTTTCAAAATTATTTGCCTTGGTTGGCTAAGAAATTCGTTAAGCGATACGAACCCGATTATTATCAAGTAATTAAACACGTTGTTAGTGCTTCATTGGATGATGAATTAATCGAAAGGGCGCAAAAGTATTTTTGGTTTAAGCCATTAGGCGGGTGTGTAGTATGTATGCACGTATGGTTAGCTATGATTTCATGGACGGTTATTTGCATTTATTTTCAACTCGAATGGTATTTATTCTTTGCATACCTTTTACCGGGCTCAGCTCGGTTACGTAAATTAGTTGGGGCGACTTATTGATTATTCGGATTTATTCTATACATTTGTATCTATGAAAGTAGAAATTAACAATCTTATTACTCCCTCAAAATACGCCAAGAAACACGGCATTACCCGTGATTGGGTTTATAAATTAATCAAAAAAGGCTCGTTAAAATCGCTAGTTATTAGCGGTGTTGTTTTCGTTAGAGAAAAATAATTTAACTGTCTTTCAATAACTTACAAAATAATCCTTGCTTTTTGTTATATACAGTTGTATATTTACAGAAAATTAAATATCGACCAATGGATTATTACTTACCTCCTCAGCAAAAAGACACTCAAGTTAAAGAGTGTGACTACTGTAAAGCAAAAGGCTTTATCTTACTGCATACTGAATTTAATGGCTTAACTTTACCTCGCTTTGTTCCGTGTGATTATTGCGAGGATGGTTACATCGACAAAACAGATTTTGAAATCGAATTAGAAATTGAAGAAAGGAGAATGTCATGACTTTAATAGAAACACACAGTAAAATCTTAAGCGCATTAGAGAGTGTTAAAACATTAATGGATGCGGGAATCAATCATGGGTCAATATATATCAATGATGTTGACTTACCGACCTTAGTTAGCGTATATCATTCATACAACAAAGGAAACCGTGACGTTGCATTCTTTAATCCCGGAGAGAACTTCAATGACTTCGCAGAGGTTAAGTATGTTCCTGCAATCGGATTTAATATCTACATAGTATCAACAGCAACAAAAGCAAAAATTAAACCAATCAATTATAATTAAAAACAAAGTAAACATGAAAAAACAAATGTCAAAATCAGAAGCAATTAAGCATTTACAAAATCTTTACTCATGGAGTGAACTTTATTCAAAGAATAACAATTGGGATGCTTACAACAAATGTCAGCAACAAATCGAGGAACATAAATCAAACTACAATTTAAATGATTAATATGTCACATCAATTATTAGAATTTCAAAAGAAAGTAAATGCAATTAAAAAGGATGGAAAAAATCCACATTTTAAAAGCTCTTACGCAACGCTAACACAAATATTAAGCGAGGTAAAGCCAGTGCTTTCCGAATGCGGAATAGTATTAATACAACCTATTAAAGACAATAAAGTAGGAACTGTATTGCACGATGATAAAGGCATCGTTGCGGAGAGTTGGATTGAATTACCAAGCGGATTAAACAGTCAAGGTTTAGGTTCTGCAATTACTTATTTCCGTCGCTATACATTGGCCTCATTGTTAGCCTTAGAGATTGAAGACGATGACGGGAACGATGCGAGCAATCCAAAACAAGATAACAGAACGTGGTTAAGCAAAAATACTGACGTTTACAAACAAGCGGTTGAACATCTCAAAAAAGGTGGCAAGATTGCAGACATCGAAGCCAAATACAAACTAAGTGGAGAAGTAAGAGAAGCGTTATTAGCGGATGCAGTTTAACCCAAAAATAGAGTTTAATCCAGTTACAGAGTTTGTACCAATGGCAGACCATCAACAGCTTGACACAATCGAAGGGCTGTTGAAAACTGCCGAAATAAGCCCCGAATATTCTGAACAAATTTCACGCTCCTTAAACGGACTTACTTATGAGGATGCGGATAAATTGATAAACGAATTAAGCGAAAAACAAGTCAACAGAATAAAAGCTGGATTAAATTATAATCAAACATACGTTACTAACTTTATGAAACAATCAATCTAATGAAACAACATCTCGACGAATTAACAACCTACATTGAGATATACAAAAGCTCAGAAGTTAACGATGACGGTAATACGTTGTCAGAGTGTTTAAAACACATAACTTCTGCGCTTTACTTTCTTGAGATTGAACGTGCGAAATACCATGAAAAGTATCAGGAAATTATACACAGGCTTACTTTAAAAGGAACGCCAGTAAACAGAGCCGAAAACGAAGCTCACGTATTAGTGCCTGAGATGTATCAGTTACGTAGGATTATGGATTCAGCATACACCGTTGTTGATTCAATCCGTACTCAAATAAGTTGGATTAAAACAGGATTAAAAAACAGTTAATTATGATTACAAATTTTGAAGAACTCACAGAACCTTTAAACGAAAAGGAATTACAGTTAGAGCCTTATGTCATAAAGGTACTAAAGAACCTAATCGGAAAAGAAAACATCGCAAAGAATGACGATGTATGCGATAGAATCAATATGTTTGTAGTAATGGAGAACGGAGCTATTAATCAAATCCCACACATGAACGGAAGACTATTGAGAAGGTTTGTAAATCATTTCCGATCAAACGGACAATTGCCGGTAATAGCGACATCTCAAGGTTACTATGTATCATACAATAAAAACGAAATAGCAAGTCAAATAAAGTCAATGAACGAGCGAGCAAACGGAATACTTGCCGCTGCCAAAGGCTTAGAAAAATTTATATAATATGCTAACATTTTCACGATTAGGACAGCACGGCAGATTAGGGAACCAATGCTTTCAAATAGCCTCAATGATTGGACTTTCTAAGAAGTCAAACAATCCTCTCGCTTTACCTAAATGGCAATACGCACCTTTCTTTAATTACGACATTCCCGTAATGCCTCAAAAGAAGTTCGTTAAATATTCAGAGCCTCATTTTCATTACACCGATGTAGAGCTTAAAGGCGATGTTGATTGCATTGGTTACTTCCAATCCGAGAAATATTGGAGTCATTGCAAAGATGAGGTTTTAAAACACCTTTCTTTCAAAGAGGAGTATAAGGATAAAGTCAAAGAAAAGTATGCTCATATCCTTTCTAAACAAACGATAGCCATATCTATACGCAGAGGTGACTACGTGAATAATCCGAATTACTATCTTTTACCGATTGAGTACTACATCACAGCTCTTTTAAGTTTCTTCCCGATGTGGAAAGCTTACAACTTGGTAATATTCTCGGACGATTCGGAATACTGTAAAATACATTTCGGATTCCTTGATAACGCTTATATCATAGAATCTAAAAACCCCGGTCAGTACTTTGGAGTTAACGAGAACGCTATCGAGCAATTGTGTTTAATGAGCCTGTGCGATAACTTCATTCTTTCAAATTCGACGTTTAGTTGGTGGGGTGCTTATTTGGCAAATGCTAAAATGGTAGTAAGACCAGAACATTACGCAGCGGGTAAACTTAAACAAGAAATCGACTTTAAAGACCATTATCCCGATAATTGGATTAAGCACAATCATGAAGGTGTAAAAATTTGGCTTAGAGACGTTACGTTCACCGTACCGGTACACTTCGACCACCCTGACCGAATGGCTAACCTTAACTTAAACGTATGTTACTTGTTGAATACATTTGACACTAATATCATAATCGGTGAGCAAGGTTCGGATAAGTTCGGATATATGAAAGCATGGTGTAGATACGAAAAGTTTGAGGATAAAGAGTTCCACCGCACCCGAATGTTAAACGTCATGGCTAAGATGGCACAAACGAATATAATAGTCAACCATGATGCCGATGTATTTATCCCGCCTTTGCAATTACTCGAATCAGTCAACATGATACGTTATGAAGGTTCAGATATGGTTTATCCTTATGACGGACGGTTCGCACGAATACCACGTAAATACTTTAAGCAGATTGAACAATTTATGGACGTTGGGTATCTGTATAAGGAAAGGTGGCTCGGAACGAATCCAACGGACTTAATGAGTGTCGGAGGGTGTATTTTGTTTGACCGTGAACGCTTCTTTGATGGAGGTGGTGAGAACGAAAAGTTTATTTCATACGGCCCGGAAGACGTTGAACGATTTGAAAGATTTACAAAACTCGACTTTAAAGTAGACCGAATGAAAGGATGTTTATATCACATCGACCATTTTAGGGGGACTAATTCAGTAAGCCAAAACCGATTCTTTAAGGCGAATGAAAAGGAATACGAGAAGGTTCACAAAATGACTAAACAAGAATTAATTAACTACGTAAAAACAGAATTATGCCATTAGAAACAGGAATTTGGACACAGGAAGAATCCGACACAGCTCACATTTTTAGTTACAAAATAGCTAAATGGATTGCTGACTTTGCTAAATCAAAGTATAAAAAACCTTTCATTTATGATATGGGTTGCGGAAAAGGAACTTATACACAATATTTTTTAGACCGAGGAATTAAATGTTTCGGAATTGATGGACATCCTTACGAAGGACTTGAAACTGAACAGTACATTTGTCACGACCTTACTAAGGAAATTAAAATGGATCAATCGAATATTACCGTATGTTTAGAAGTAGGCGAACACATCCCTTCTGAATACTTCGGCCAGTTCATTGCGAATCTTTTAAACTCCACTTCTGAATGGTTAATTTTGAGCTGGGCTGTACCCGGTCAGGACGGCATCGGTCACGTAAATTGTCAAACAAACGATTGGGTAAAAGATGAATTATGGAACAGACATTTTCAGTTTATGCCACAGGAAACCAGAGAATTAAGAAGTTGTCCAGAGGGGTATGTTAATTACTTTAAAGAAACTTTGTTAGTGTTCAAAAGAATATAGTTATATTTGCGTATAATTCTCTCACATGAAATCAAATTTACATACTTAAAATAAGTCCCCTGATAGGGCATTCCGTTGAGGTGAGAGTCGGCGTGTTTGTCCTTGATGGGGATTGTTTTTTATAATGGCTAATAATAAAAAGTCGGTTCTCCTTTATTGCGACATCATACATACTGTTGAGCAGCTTGATGATGTTGATGCCGGTATGCTTTTTAAGCATTATTTGAGGTATATAAATGACCAGAATCCAGAGCCTCCGAGCAAATTAATACAGATAGTTTTTGAACCTATTAAACAGAATTTAAAAAGGGATTTAAAGAAGTGGGAGTCTAAGTCTTTGAAAAACAAAGAGAACGCTAAAATGCGATGGAGTGCGAACGCATCCGAACGCACAAATAGTGATGCGAATTATGCCGATAAAGATACAGTAATAGTAAAAGATAATGTTATAGTAAAAGATAAAGTAATAAATAAATACAATGCTAAAGCATTTTTATGTTCTTTAGGATTTGATGAAAAATTAATCGATGAATGGTTTGTAATCAGGAAAAGCAAAAAATTAAGCAATACCGAAACGGCTATGCAAGGATTCTTAAAAGAAGTAGAAAAAACGGGTTGCGAAAAAAATGAAATCTTGCGCCGGTGCGTTGAAAATAGTTGGGGCGGGTTTAAAGCATCATGGACTTCGCAAAATCAAAAGTCAGAATCAAACAAACCGATACTTAACCTAATAAACTCAATATATGGAAATAACGGTAATCAATAGCATCGATAAACTTCCTGTATCATTGCAAGGCTTTGCAAAGGCTCGTATTGGACAAAAAGCCATAAAGGACTTAACGCCTATTCAGATAGCTAAAGTGTGCGAGGAAGTAATCGTAAGGGCTTTTGCGGAAGCTGGGCAAATCGGGATAACTCAAGAAATCCTATTATTTCAAAAACAAACGCTAATAGACGAACTTAAAGGCAAGTTTGGGGTATTGACACCAGATGAGGTAAAAGAAGCGTTTAGGCTTGGAATTAGGGGTGAATCCGGGCCATATTTCGGGTTATGTGCTAAAACATACCATCAATTTTTAAAATACTATTTTGAATTACCACAAAGAGCAGAAACAATGAAAGCATTTTTAAGCATTACAAACGAGGCAGCTTTACTGAGCAAAGAGCCTACGCCAGAACAAAAGGAACAAATAATGAAAGAGGCGGCTATAATTTCCTTTAACGAATATAAATCGGAAAGAAAATTGCCTTTTGTATGTCAGCCTATTTACGACTTCTTATGGAAAAAAGGGTTTATTAATTGGACTGAATCCGAAAAGAACGATATTGTCGCCTATGTGAAAGAGAAATATAAGTCCGAATTACTCGACCAAAAAACAAAAGGAGAAATTTCGCACCGGGATTTTAAGAACATTGTTGAGAATTTAGGAGGCGACAAAAACAGGCGATTAATCAATAAGGTAAAAACAGAAGGATTGAAAAGATATTTTGAATTACTTATAAAAAATAATGAAACAATTGAATTTTAGATTATGACAAAAGAGGAAATGCACGCTGACTTAACAGCAAATGTAATCACGCAAGAATTTACAAACTGCTCGATAAAAGCCGTAAGATTAGCTGACAGAATTATTGAATGGCATGATAAACAAAACACTGAGTTAAAGTCGGATCCGTTTTGGTGTTCTTTTTACGAAGCCTTAATATGGGCTGAAAGAAACGACAATCC